CAGAAGAAGCCGCTGCTAAAAAGAAAGCAGAAGAAGCCGCTGCTAAAAAGAAAGCAGAAGAAGCCGCTGCTAAAAAGAAAGCAGAACAGATAGCTGCAAAAAAATTAGCAGAAGAAAAAGAAGCTGCCAAAAAGAAAGAAGAGGAAGAGAAAGAAGAACAGAAAAAAAGAGAAGCTCTACTTTTAGCAGAAGGAGTTTATAATTTTTCAGAATTAACAAAATCAGAAAATAATAAACAAATAGTTAAACCAAATAATACAAAAATGCCTATGAATCTTATGATGAATAAAAAAATACATTTAAAAAATAAAGAATCACGACAATATAAAACTATAAGACATCAACCATATGTACCTGATCCTCGTAACGAGTATATAAAGGAACAAGTTATGCATTTAATACAGAATAACCGGGGAGCAATTACAAATAAAGAAATAATGCGTATGATTGTACCAGAGAGTGGACCAGGATGTGGTTCTTGTGGTCGTCATTAATTTTTCCCGGCACGCGGAATCGAACCGCGGACACGTAGATGATTGCTATACACCCATTACAGTCTACTGCTCTACCAACTGAGCTATACCAGGATAAATATATATATATAAATATATATAATTATATATTTTTTAAGTATTATATTTATATTTAAAAATTGAAATAAATATAAATTGTAATAATTATATAATGAATCGTGTTAATCAATTACGTGACATTCAATATGAAGCATTAAGTTTATTTGAAAAAAAGAATGCAGACTATGGTGATGCATTTGCAACATATGGAGCTGTTGGTGTATTAGTTAGAATTGGAGATAAATTAGGTCGTTATACTAGTATTAGTAAATCAGGTATTACATTAGTAAATAACGAAGCATTACGAGATACTTTAATTGATTTGCACAATTATTCTGCTATGGCTATTATGTTAATTGACGAAAATGAAAAAAAATATTCGAAAGAAATAATTAAAGAAATTTCAGAGGCAATAGGTAATATTGCAGAAATGAAACGTCTAATTGATAATAAAACACCAATTGAGTTATTTAAACATGCAAAATGCACAGGTAAAGAACTTCGTAAATATGGTGTAACAGCTAAAGAACTAAAAAATGGTGGATATAGTGTAACTGAATTAAAAGAATCAGGTTTTACACTATTTGAAATGCAGCACGCCGGATGTTGTGCATCGGAGATGAGAAGTTTAAATATTTGTAATGAACAATTATATAATATAGGATATACAATTGAAGAATTATACAATACGACAATTGATAAAAAAACAGAAGAAGAATTTGCAAATGAGATATATAGTAAAAAATTTCATGAATTAAGACAATATTATGATGATGATATGATTTCATGTGAGGGAGGTAATCGTACAGGAATTTCAGATGATACAGATAAAGCGATTGCTTATGCGAATGAAGCAAAAAAAATTTATAAATTATTTACAGATAAACAATAAATTTAAAATTAAAATAAAGTCCAATTATTAGAAGTTGGAAAATCGAAAGTTAGTGAATAATCAAAATGTAAACAAAATTCTTTAATTGTTATGGGCTTAATATCTATTAAACACATATTTTGAATTTCTTTAGTTTGTTCATCATGATATAAACAAAATGATTCATCAAATTCATCAATATTATTCATATTAATTTTTTTATTTTTGTGATCATAAGACCAATTTTCATCCCAATCAGACAAAATTCTATTCCATAATGGTGTATTAGAAGAATAATAAATCCAATTATGTGCAAGTATAGTCCATAAATCATTAACATTATATCTTTTAAGATTGAATAGACCTATAATTGGATTTATATCATATTCACGTTTATAATGTAATATGTATTGGGTTTGAATATTTGTATAATTAGAAAGATAGAAAATGTAATTTCGTTGTTCATCATTAATAGTTTTATAAATTTGTTTTGGTTTAATATTTACATCTTCTTCTGATATTTCACATAATAATATGATAGCAATTATATATTTTAAATTATTATTACAAAGTTCATTTTCTAGAAAACAATTAAATCCATCTAAATCATTAAATTTAATATTATGAACAGTTTCATAATAGAGTTTAATAACTTGATAAAGTTCTACATCATGTTTAGCCACATCTTCATTTTTAAGAATAGCACATAAATTACACCAATCTTTTTTATATAAACTATGTAAAAATAAACGATATTTTGGATCAAATAATTGAAGAAATGATGGTGGTCGTCCTTTATAATTATTAATAGGATAATTAGTATTTTTGATTAGATTATATAATATAAAACCTTCAAACGAATATTTTAAATTACACATATTAATAATAAGTTTAACAATATTTTCGAATGAATAATCTTGTTTACAAATATATTTTTCAAATTGTGGATTTATCCAAGAATAAAACATTAAATAAATATTATAAATTAATACGAAAGATTCATATCCTGAATAAAAATATTCATGAAACCAAAATATTGTCTGATTTAAATCACGTGATAATAAAGAAATCAAACACATATATTCTACTTCATCTTTTATATATAATAATCGAGTTAATGTAAATGCATCATTAAGTTGTAGATTATTCATGGTGTTAATTAGATCATCCATTTATGTTTACTGGTATATTATTGTATGTAAAAATAAATTCAATTTTTATATTTATTTAAATTTTACCAATTTTAATTAAGAAAGTGAAAAAGAAAATAATAAAATTTATAGATATTATTATATAGGGTATAGTAAACATTTTATTAATTTTATCAATAATTTTCTTGTCTTTTTCAATTTCTTTTGCATTATTCAATTCCCCAATTAGCATTATATTAAGATATGTAGCTATAAATAAGAATATCAAACCAATTGAAACAAATAATATATTAGAAATGAAACTTTTTTCTTTGAAATACCTTGCATATACTAGTATAGATAATGCGATTGAAGTAAAGGTTCCAACATTTCTTAAATTGGAATGATATAACATTTTTAAATATTTGAAATTTTCTTGCATTTATATTATATAAATATTAATAAATTATATACAATATACTATATTAAACAGGAGGAACCTATGTTTCCCCTGTGAAAGACTAATTATAATATTCTTCAACAGTTGTTTTGCGTTCACCATTTATAATTTGTGTTTTAATTTTTACTCGTCTACTAGTTGGACGAAATGTAGTAGTATTTACTGTATTTTGATTTAAAAAATCAGAAGGAAATCCTCTATTAAATGCAAATGTAAAAACATCTTCATTAAATAAATCATTCATTGCAGTAGAATTCATTGGTATACTGTTAAAAGAATGATTTTTTTGCGAATTTTCTTTATATTTTATTAATCGATCATACGCATTTTGTAAATTTTGAAAATCTTCTGGATTTCCACCACGATCGGGATGTTTTTTCAAAGCTAATTTTTTATATGCTTTTTTTATTTCACTAATATCACTATTTATAGCTATGTTTAATAACTTATAATCTTCAGTTAATGTTGACATTTTTTTGGTATATATTGATATTTTATATTTCTTTAAATAATATAATATGTACGCCATTTATAAGGAGGTATATCTAGATAAAATTTATAAAACATATGAAAATATCTTGATAATTTCTGCAATTCCGCCAAATTTAAATAATATGATTAGAAATATAAGATTAGAGAAAGTATCTGTACATAAACCAAGTTTTAATTGTGGTTATGCATTCAAAAGTTTTTTAAATTCAAATAAATACATGACAATAGAAGAATTACCTAATTTAATATCTTATTTAAAACAATACAATTATGAAATTGACTATGAAGAGAATAAATTATTATCAATACATATGAAATCTAATTTTATTTTATCTTTTCGTCCAAAAAATTGAAAAAAATTAATAATAAATAAAATTATTATGAATATATCTGAAGAAGAAAAAGAGAAAATACAAATAGAAAAAAAATACATTGAAAGTTTGTCAGATAAAGAAAGAATTGGAATAGAAATTGCAAAGAAACAACTAGGTTCATCATTTTGTTTAGAACGTAGTTTGGGATATTTAAATTATGTTAAAAAATTAAAAGAAAAACAATTAACCTAATTTGAATTTCATAATTTTAAATATTTTACTATTATAAATGGCATCAACTTTAAAAAAACATTCAAAAAAAATTGGGTTAGTAAAAGAATTAGTAAAAGCCGCAAATAAAACCAAAATATATAAGGGTAAAAAAAGAAAAGGAAAAAAATCAAAATCAAAGAAAATACGGACAACCGTTTATTCAAATATTTTCGGTAAATCATTTAAATTAATATTTTAAATTATGAGTTTATTTAAGAAAATTATTTTCTTTTGTCATTTTACTTATTTATATGGATAATAAAAATGATAATTTGGAAAAAATGTTAATTGGTCACGTAATTGATTTATTAGAAAAAAAAGATTTTAAAAAGAAATTTGTGAAGGAATTAAATGATTCTATTGATGTACCTATAATTGATGAGAAAACCGAGAAAAAGGTTTTAGATGCTATTTATAAATTAATATTAAAAACTTTAAAAAAAATGGATGAAAAAGAATAATTTATAATTTTTACATTTTTCAACATTAAAAACTAGTTAAAGGGTTAGTAGGCATTGTGTTGTGATAATTATAATAATAAAATGTAGTTAAAGAATAATTATGATACTATAATATCATGCGTTATCATAACATTATTTCATTAATTACTCTTTTTGTAAATGTTAATTGTTTCGTTCCATCGAATAAACCTATGGTAAATAATTTTAATTATGTTGGAGATATTGATCCTGTTGGATATTTTGATCCGATTGGAATTTCTGATAATATTGATGAAGATATGATAAAATATATGCGTGAAGCCGAACTTCAACATGGACGTGTAGCTATGTATTCTATGATTATATTACCTACACTAGATATTTTAGATAAAAAAACTCTTGCAATTAATAAACTAGCTTCCATGTCTATTGAGGAACAACTTCCTTATTGGATTGGTGCTGCTTGTTTTGAATGTGCTAGGATGGGAGTAGGATGGGAAAATCCATTTATTGGAAATAACTCTTTTTTTAAACTTTCTAATGATTATCAACCAGGTAATGTTCTAAAACTACCAAAAGAAATGTATAATAATGAATATTTAAATAAAGAACTAGCAAATGGTCGACTTGCAATGTTTGGATCTCTGGGTTATATTGCACAGGAACTAGTTAGTAAACAAACTCCAATTTAAAATAAAATATAATTAAAGAATTCTTATTATAATAATACATCACTAATAAAGCTATGTGTTATTATAAAAAATGTATATATTTAATTTTATTTAATAGTGTCAATAGTTTTGTAGTTATTAATAATAATGTTAATTTATGTAAATATTCAGTAGCAAATGATTATCTTACTTATATAGAAAATGCAGAACCATTTACTTCAACTGTTAAGAAAACACTACCTAATAAAATATCGGGTGACTATCTTACTTATATAGAAAATGCAGAACCATTTACTTCAACTGTTAAGAAAACGCTACCTAATAAAATATCGGGTGATTATCTTACTTATATAGAAAATGCAGAACCATTTACTTCAACTGTTAAGAAAACACTACCTAATAAAATATCGGGTGATTATCTTACTTATATAGAAAA